CCCCCCGAAAATTGAGAAGCCCAAGCGGAAATACACCCGCCGGCAGCATCTGATTCCCGATCCGGATGTGATGTCACAGCCCGATCCGAAACCGGAAGTCCCTGCAACCCTGACCCTGAGGCTCGAGTATGTCGAAGCTCTCACACGGCTGCTGGAGCTGATTTCACCGCCGCAGCGGGATAAGCTGATAGACTTTATTATACAAGAAAAAATAACCTGAAAAACATGAAACCGTACCAAGCGGAACTGAAACAAAACCACGAATTAAGGGACTGCGCCATTGATTCACGGATTATTCTCATCTTTCACGACGGCAATGAATATCACGGTATCTTTCGTGGAATGGACAGTGACGATACCATTATGCTCCGTGCGGAGAACCGGGACCTCACTATCGGACTCCCCTTCGGGGCGCTTAAATTCTGGTTGCTAAAATTGTAGGCTATGAAAATAACGATCGAAAACACGGACAAAACTGTCACGCTGAACGGCATCCCGGCCCGGATATGGGAGGGGGAGACTGCCTCCGGAATCAAAGTACATTGTTTCATCACCCGCATCGCCATCGACAAAAGCGAAACACGGGCCGGGGAGTTCGAACGGGAACTGCGGGAAACGAAAGCTCCTTCGGCGGAAATGGCGGCATACCCAACGAGATTACTACTCTAAAGATAATACTAACATTTAACCAAAACACAATGACAAAGACAATGAATTTAGAGAAGATGTCGGCCGACCAGTTGGCCGAGCTTCTCGAGAAGAAGCGGGCCGAGGAGCAAGCGGCCGCCAACGACAAGCGGGCCTCTTATGAGTCTCTGCGCTCGGAGTTCGTCCAGCGTACCCGTCGGGAGCTTCAGATCGCGATGCGTATTATGCAGGAGTTCCACTCGATCGTTGTCGGGGAGTCCGCGGCGTTCTACGAGATCCTGAAGGACTACGGGCAGCTGCGCACGGATGACCAGCGGGGTTATTCCGTCCAGGACGGGAACTTCAAGATCGAGGTCAAGAGCAATAAGGTCAAGCGCTTCGACGAGCGTGCGGATATCGCTGCCGACCGGCTCATCGAGTTCCTCCGCAATTGGATCAAGGACCGCAAGGACGGTGAGGACGATCCGATGTATCAGCTGGCCATGACGCTCCTGGAGCGTAACAAATACGGTCAGCTGGACTATAAGAGCGTAAGCAAACTCTATGACCTGGAGAGTAAGTTCAACTCCCCCGATTATTCGGAGATCATGCAGCTGTTCAAGGAGAGCAACGTCACCGAGGGTTCGGCCGTAAACTTCTATTTTTTCGAGAAGAACGAGCTGGGCGTGTGGCATAAGCTGGAACCCTCTTTCAACCGGATGTAAATTTACACTGCGTTTTATGGCATACGACAAGCGTAATCTGTTGCTGAAGATCATCGAGATCCAGGAGCTCGTGCTCCGGGAGAAGAAGCGCGGTGTGTCTCAGAGGTGGATATACCGAAACCACATCAAGGAGCGCTACTTCATTTCCGAGGCGGCTTTCGAGAAATACCTTGCCCGTAATGCCAAAAAAGAGTTGAAGGATCTGGATAAGCAACGGGAGGAACTCGATAAAAAGCGTGCCGAGCTGGCGAAGTTCCAACAGGGAACCTTCGATTTTTAGCGTGTCTCGACCTCGTATAAGGGCGGTTGCTCCTCTTGAGTAGGGGCGCCGCCCTTTTCTATTACAAGCTCGGCATCGGGGTTCTGTGTTTCGACAAACATCTTTTGCGCGGAGTAGTCCGTCACCAGGCATTGAAAAGATATGCGATACAGGTTGCCGGCGCCCCCGCTCTCTTCGTCTTTCATTGCCACGCGGCGCATGCTGGAGTAGTTCACGCCGTTTTTGCCGTGAAACAGGGCGTGTAATCGCGTCAGGGTATTCAGGTAGGCCAGCGCCCGCTCGCGGTTGTCGCTGCCGAGATATGTATCTGAAAACGTTTCGTAGAACAAATACATATCGACCTGGGTGTCGCAATCCTGTACGAGCTTGCCCCGGTCGTCCGTGGCTATGGTCGAGAAGGCGATAAAGACGGCCGGCGCCGCAAAAGGCAGCTCGGATGTGAGGAATCCCACCTGCTCGTGCCAAAGGTCGATGTGTTCTATCTCGGGGATATTCTTGTTAATGCGGGCCTCGAGCTCCTCGTATAAGTCTGTCCAGTATTCCATATTGTAGGGTCTTTGAATCGTATTTAAGTGCTAAGCACTTTTTGTGGGCAGGGACATTATCTGTAGATCAACGGTATACCGTGATGGAATGGTATAATAAATTTTACGCATTACTTAAAGCTATTTCAAAAAGTCCATTTTCTCGATCTCGCCCCGCAGCCATGCATCGAGCTGCGCCATCAGGGTGGCGCTCTCCCCGATGAACCGCCGCTTCGGGATCCGGATCTTGCTGCCGACTTTCATCAGGGCCATATTCCGGCAGTACTCGGCTTTGGCATTGACCAGGAGGTTGCCCTTGGCCCGGGACGTTGTGCCGTCCTTGCGGGTTTTGAGTTTACCGGCGAACTCGTAATATTTGGCCCACCAGAACTTTTTCATCTTCTCGGTTACGGTGATCGTACCTCCTTCGTTGTGGATCTGGGCGTATGCCAACTCGGTACCGGTGCGCACTCTGCGTTTTGTCTGCTCGAGGGTGCGGATGCTCTGCATCAGGTTCATCGTGTTGCCGGCGCCGATCAGGATCTTCTTGCCCCCGAGCGGGCTGACCCGTTTCTTCCAGGCTTCGAAGCTGCGGTCGGTGAAGCCCTCCTTTACGAAGCTCTCCTTGAAGAACTTTTTTGCCTCCACCGCCACCATCCGCGCCTGCTCCTTGGTGATTTTCTCCGCTGCGAGAGAGAAATTTGGTATTTTATTTGGTTTTCGCACGATTTCACATTATATTTGCATCAAACGGTGCAATGCCTGCAAGGGCTGAGTACCTCCAAGAAGAGACCGCCCGCAAGGTTTACGGTCTCTTCTTATTTGTTATCATGGGCTCGATGGCCGAGAAGTCGAGCCGGTCGATCTGCTTGCGTGTAATCTCCGCAACCTTATTCTCTCTGATCAGGATTACCCGAGCTATATTATGGTTGCGGTCTTTGAGGCTGCCCCGTAGTATCTGCCCCAGGGTCGACAGATCTTTCTGGCGCGAGACATCGAGCACGACATATTGAGCACCCTGCCGGTTTGCGTTCTTGATTCCCGCCTTGACGAAGTTGCCGAAGATGCTCTCCCCGTCGTAAGTCTTCAGATCGCCGTATGCGGATTTGCGGCCGATCGAGAACTCCGGGTTCTTATGCCCGGGTACCAGCCCTCCGTCGAGATGATGGCGCACATAGACGTCCTTTACCAGTTCACGAGCTATTTTCTCCGCCGCGCGGATATTCTGTTCCAGATCCACAGGATCCGCAAAGTCGTTGACATACACCTTCGCCTCCCCGGCCTCGATCACGCGGTTGTAGGGCAGATACTCCTTTGTGAGCTCTGCCTGGCCGCGTATGCTCAAGCGCACCTCGTTGTTCTCGACCGCCTCGTTGTAGCTGTTCCGGTCGTTGAAGATCACGCCGGTCTTGCCCGGGTTCCCCGCCCACTGCGGGTCTGGTTCAAATTCCGGGTCGAAGTCCGTGACGGCCTCCCGGGTCTGCTCGAGCCAGCACCTGCAGCGCGGATCCAGCGGCGGCATATACTCATCCAGGCGGGGGTCGTCGATGCTCAGGATCAGCCCCTCGAGCTCGGCCTCACGCGATCGTCGCGCATGGTTCTGAAGCGGAGATTCGGGTAGATATCCCTGTCGCGGACAAAATCACGGTACTCCCGGGCGGACTGTGCCGAGCGTGCGGACCACGCAGCCTGCACGTCGAGGTAGGTCTCATTCTGCCGCTCGAGGTATTTGCGCCCTTCGGTGCGATAGGTCTGCTCGTCGGCCGCCGATTTGCGGATGGTGCGAACTTCCTGCTGCTGGACATAGGTTTTCGTCGCGGCGAAGCGCAGCAGGTTCTCCCGCATGTTGCGCGCTATGCTGTCGGAGTAATAGTTGCGGCCATATCCGAGCTCCGCAGCCTTATTGAGCCGGTCGTATGTCTTGAGGATAAACTCCCTGTCGATATCGCCCTCTTTGATCTCTCCGCGACGGATGCCCTCGAGCAGTTCGGCGTAAGCCTTTTCCCATGTTGCGGCAAACAGCGGCCGGGCGCTGCCGAAATCAAAGGCCGACGACGTGACCGCAGGAGCTAATCCGGTCGGGCTATTCTTTTTTTTTTCGGTGCCGCCCGCACTCCCGGTGGCGCTGCCTGCGGCGCCGAGGGCTTCGCTGATCGTCGCCCGCAGCCTGGTGATGGGAAGCCCCGAGATCTTGGCCAACTCTGCCACGTCGAACTCGAAATACGGGGCCAGGCCCTTCACCGCCTCGAGTATCTCCTTCATGGAGAGCGTCTCGCTTTCGTCGTATTCGAACGAAAGGTTCGCAAGGGGAGCATAGACCGGGCTCAACTTAACCAGGCGGGGCTTGATCTCCGTGTTGAAGTAGAATTTATAAAGCAGCTTATCTACTTTGTGGCGGTACTCCAGGATGCGCTCCTGCACCTCGGCAGCCCCGACGTAGGATTTCTCGTCGGTGAGTCCCGAGCTTCCCAGGACGCGCTTGCTGATCTCCTTGTCGCAGATGTCGGTCATCAGCGATTTGAAGGTGTTGTGCGCATCGACATTGTAGCCGTTGGGGATCTCGATCTTCTCATTGCCCTGCAGCACGGCAAAGTGGTTCATCCGAAAGGCCTCCAGCATGGCGAAGAGCTCGTCGCGGCGCTGGGTGTCCATGCGTTCCGTAATGGCGAACAGGGGCGGCACCCCGAATTTATCGATATAGGACATCCAGGAGCCGAGGCCGAGCTTCTTGGCCAGCACGACCATCGCCAGCTGCGAGAAGATGCCGAGGTTCCAGTCCCCGCCGACCTGAAAATAATAATTCCGATATGCGCCTTGCCGGTAGCTTATCCCGTCCTGATCCGACTCCTCGACCAGGATAACCCCCTTTTGGGGGATAAAGTTCGACTGCGGAACCTCCTCGACCTTTGCCAGGTGGCCGTCTTCGCCGACATCGAACATACATATCAGCTTCACGCCGGTGAAGGTGTGGGAGCATACCAGGTTGACCATCTCCAGGTGCCAGGGGCGTTCGAGCAGCTTCTGGGCTTCGGTGTCCTCGTTGTTATCCACGTCGACCAGTTTGAAGGGTGCGCACTGTACCGGCATAATGCGGTTCTCCACGCAGCTCATAAGGTGGCCGTCGAGCCGCATATTCTCCACGAAGCGCATCCAGTCCCCGAGCCTGGGGTTGTCGGGATCCGTTCCGGCCATGACGGCCCGGATAAAGTTGTCGATCTCCTTTTTCGAGAGGGCTACGGACTGACGCTTATAGTCGACGGCTCCTCCGGACGCCCGTTTGTGATATTCGGCGATTACGAACAGGTCGCTCGCCCTGGAGAGTATCCAGCCGGCGGCTTTATCGATGTAGTTTTTGACGCTCATATCCTAAATAAAAAAGTTGTCGTTTGTCGTGTTCCCGTACATCAGCGAGGTTGTCGATCCATCCTCGGCCGTGACCTCCGGCAGGCCGTTGAGCGTTTGCGCCTTGCTCTGCACATTGGAGAGGATCTTGACCGCCTCCTTGTATATTTCATTATAATCCTCCGGGACCTTGCGCGCAGCGTTGCGCCGCACGGCCCTGTAAACTACGATCATGGCGATGGCCTGCACCAGCAGCGGGTGGCGCTTGACCGGGCTGCCGAATATCTCATCCGTTTTATAGCGGCCGGATATATACGATATTGCGAAGGCAATGGCTTTCTGCTCCAGTCCGTCCAGGATCTCGTCGTCGAGCTGCAGGCTGTCGTCGAGCAGCCTCTCCTGAATAACCTCGACGAGGTCTTCTTTCTCCAGGTATTTCATAATGATTTGTATTTATGCTCCATTTTCCCTGCGCGCCAGCTCTTTTCCCCGCTTGGCCGCGACTGAAAGGGTGTCACGTACTTCTCCAGGTCGGAGATCGCCTGCTGATCCGCATCGGGACTGTCGTCATGCTCCGTGCTTCCCTCCTCGATCGAGCAGAGCTGCATGATGCCCACCTGCGTGTCGCTATGACTTTTGAGCGCCTGGTTGTAGTATATACGCGAATTTTGATAATATGGCACCAGCGTAAGGATGCGCCCCAACTTATTAACGTGCGGAACCGCGCGCTTCATCATGTTCAGGGTTACGCCATAGGCCGCCTCCGCCTCATTGATATTACGCTGCACCTCCTCGTTCCAGAATTGAGACTCATACTGAAACAGGATGTTCGTGCCCTCGGGCAGCTGCTTTTTGAACTCGCACATCCAGTTGCAGGGCAGGCGCATCTTTGCCTGCCTGACAAAACAGTCTATCAGGTAAAATTTACGGTCGACGGTCGCGCCCCACACCTTCACCGCATTGTAGTCGCTTGCCTCGTTGTCCGTATATGCAATATCCCAATGGACAATGATCATCTTAAAATCGAGCAGCTTCGGCAGGGGCGCCCACTGAATGTCCTCCTCCCTGAAGTTCTTGCCCTCGAGGCGCGTTTCATGCAGGTACTCGGCATACGCGGCCGGGATGCCCATGTCGATCTCCTGCTGCTTGTAGTATTCCGGCGAATAGTAATTCCACGCCGGTTCGTAGGTCACTTTGTTGTAGGCCTTCACCTGATGCACCTTCCACGAAGGGTGGCGCTCCTGGAGTATGGTCTGCGTCATTACCCGGGCGAAGCGGTTGTTGGCATAGAGCAGCCGGCGGTATGGCCCCGTCATCGTCGGGATCACGTCGCGCTCGATGATCTCGGCCTGCTTGCGCATACGCTTGTGGTTGGAGATCGTGTCGGGCGTCTCCAGGTCGTCAATGGTCCACATCGTCGGCCGGCGTTGCTTTACGCGGATGCCGCGCACCTTCTTTTTGATACCGAAAGCCATCCCGATGAAGCGCTGGTCTATGGTCTTGAAGTTACCCACCTCCCAGTCTCCTTCGCAGCGCTGCTCCCCGAAGTCGTGCTTCAGGAGCTCGTTGCCCTCCAGCTCGGCCTGAATATCCGCGAGCAGCTCCTCGGCGCGCTCCTTGCTGTCGGACATCAGGCAGAAGAATACGTCCTCCCCGCACATCCATCGATGCAGCGGGATGATGACGTCGCACCACACGGATTTTGCCAGCCCCCGCCCCCACTCGGCAAAGCCCTTGAACAGTGGGTCACCGGCGACGTCGTTCGCAAAGTCGATCTGGAAGTCCGCACACTTCGCCGAGGCATAATGCGGCAGATAGGTTTCGACCATATACTCGATATCGTCCTGCGCCCGGGCGATGCGGCGCTGCTGGGCATCCCGGGCTTCGAACGGATCCACGGAGGTAGCCTTTTGAGCTATCTCAAGCCGCGCCAGATAGGCATCGAGCTTCTTCTTATCCTGCTTTCTCTGTGATGCCATTATCCCAGCTCGTTGCTCTTGCGGCGCAGGTAGGCCGTCTGAAAAGGTATCGTTTTCTCGAACAGCGCCGGTTCCTGTTGGCGCAGAGCGCTGAATATCTCGTCGAAGACATCGACAAATATCCCCAATGTAACCTCCTTGTCCTTGTTCAGATCCGCCAGGGCCTTATTCTGATATGCCATATCCAGGGAGATGCTGCTGGCCTCGGCGCGAAGCTCCAGTTCGCGCTTCGTGTCACCGGTATCTGCGGCCTCGCTTATTTCGGCTTCGAGCTCCAGGCGCTTTTCGGACAGCAGGCTTATGATCCGGATGATGTTCTCCCGGGCGGTACTGGTCGCCGACTGACGTGACTTGCGCAGCCCCCGCCAATCGCCCTCCATCGCCCAGCTGGAGATGGTTGCTTCGGTGACGCCCAGCGCTGCGGCCGCCTCCTTCTGGGTCTTGCCCTGCTCGACGATCAACTCATAAGCGGCCCGGCGCAGCTTTGTGTAATCTGCCTTTGTGCTATTCCTTTTCCTGTTCATGGCAATAATTTGATAACAAATATGCCATATCCGCGCGCGCAAACAAAGAAAGTCCGTAACGGTTACGGAGATATCCGTAAGGCTTACGAACTTTCTTGTTTTCAGAAGATTAACGCTGCACTTTTGTGTTGAACACAAAAGGGAAACGCGACTGGCAAGTCATAAAAAGAAAGAATGGAAAAAATACCTTTTACTATCAGCGCTGCGAAGCAGGACTCCCGGGCATTGATACGCATAACCGGCACAATAGGTTGGGATACAAACGCCGAGCTATTCCGCTCCCAGGTGGACGGTCTTGTGGCTCAAGGGGTGGAAGATGTACACATATATCTCAATGGCCCGGGAGGCTCCTGCTTCGACGCCGCTGAAATAGTCAATATCCTGCGATCCTCCTTCACGGGGAAGATCACCGGGGAGGGCGGCGCCCTGGTGGCCAGCGCCTACACTTATATCGCCATGCACTGCGATAGCTTCGAGATGCCCGAGAACGGGATGTTCATGATCCATCAGGTCCGGGGCGGCGGGTACGGCACCACCGGCGAGGTCGAGGCTGCCCTGGAGCTGCTCCGTAAAACCGACACGCAATTTTACAAAATCTACGAGGCCCGGGCCACCGACACTGCCGAGCTCAAAAAGCAATGGGAGGCCGGCGACTGGTGGATGACGGCCGAAGAAGCCCTCGACAACGGCTTCATCACATCCGTAAAAGCCCCCATCCACATAGACCGCCAGGCCTCGGCGATGCTCGTGGCCTGCGGCTGTCCCCAGGATAAAGTACCCATTAATAACATTAAAATAAAAAATGAAATGGATTTAAAAACGATGGCAAAAACCCTCGGTCTGCCGGAGAACGCAACCGAGGAGCAGGTCAACGCCGCGATCGAGCAGGGTCGTAAGGCCCGGACCGACCTGATGGCGCTGCAGGCTGAAAACGAGCGCAAAGAGAAAGAGGCCCGCACGAAGCGGAACAAAGACCTGGTGAAGGCGGCGCTGGACGGCAAGTGCATCACGGCCGACATGGTCGCATTCTGGGAGGAGGCCCTGGAAGAGAATTTTGAGCGTAACTCGAAATTGCTCGCCTCCCTGCAGCCGGTTGTGAAGATCGACATCAAGCACCCGGCCGGCGGTCTGCAAACGGCGACCGGTCCCGCGACCTATGCGGGAAAGACCTTCGAGCAGCTGCAGGATGAGAGCCCCGAGATTCTGCAGGGCTTACTGGACAACGACCAGGAGGCATACGACGCTCTCTACAACGATTTTCTGAAACGTAACAAACTGAACAAGTAGAAATGAGTACAACGACAACCGGGCAGTGGCTGAATCAGTACGTTGCCCCTCAGCTCCTCAAGGAGTTTCTCAATTACAAGGACGACTTCATGGGCGTCCTCCCGGGAGCGCCCCAGCGTGCCATCACGACCGACGGCCTGCGCTTCAATAAGCTGATCAACAACGTCGGCTTTTATGTGGGCAACACCGCCGCTTTCACCCCCAAGAAGATGACCGGCGAAAAGATCTTCGTGCCCTGGGAGAAGTATGACACCGACCCCACGGAGGTGGATGACGCCGAGATCCGCGCGCTGCCGTACGACAAGCGCTCGGAGGTCCGCATCAAGCATGCCGAGGCGTTCAAGATAGGCATCCGCGACCATGTCATGTGGAAGCTCTGC